TTCTTCTCAGCCGTATCGCAACGACCAATCTGAATCGCAATCTTATCGTAAAAATAAGAGTCCGGAACTGTATTCATGGCTTCTTCCAGGCGACTGTAATCACCTGCCGGTACAGAAACCGTGAAATAGCCCAGATGGTACCGAACTCTACTTTTATCGAAGTCAGATAGCTGCACTTCTATTTTCCGCTATGTTTTAATTATAAGGTCCTAAACTGTAAGCCCTGCGGCTACATAGGGATCATTTAAATACGGATTTGTTTGCATGTATTCTTGCAGAAATTGCTGAGTTAGTGTTGGGCCTTTGCTCCGATTTTGCGCAAGCATTTGTAACATCATTTTGTTTTCCATTTGCTCCTGCACTGAGTTAGTACTCGTTTGTTCTGTTTGTGTCTTTTGGGCCGGTGCTGCAACAGCTTGTGCAGTTGGCATGATGTCTGTTAAAGCGCCATCTGCAGTGCGTGTTCTGCCTGTTGCCAGCCATTCAAGCTGTGGATCCGTAAGATACTTAGTTCCTTGCAGAGCTAGATGCACATGTGTGTCATGTCCTTTGTCACCAGGACCAAGAACCTCATTGAAAATTCCAAGCTGTTTTCCGCGCCATGCCAACTCTCCTGTCCGTTGTTTCCAGGGAATCGGCTTGCCTCCTTCATAGGCGGGCGCAACATCTGGACGCCAATCACGTACGTCAATAGCTGCGCCAATAGGATGATATCCAGTGGGGGAATGCCCTGCACCAACGCCGCCAAAAGCTGGATGCTCACCAATATTTAAACCGTGTTTCTGCAGGTATTTACCAACATCAACGATTGAACGTTCAGCCATTATTTCTTTTTATTTCTTATTGTAAGACTAAAAAACCCCTGGTTTCCCAGGGGCAATAAAAGGAGATGAGAATCAAACCCGAACTAGGTCAGCCGCAAACACTGCATCCCAATCGACGCGTTTAATTTGTTTTAGCTGTTCGAGATTATTAAACCTTTCACCCGACAATGACATCTGTAAGTCCTTGATCTCTCGAGCCGTTTTTAATCCAATGCCCTTAATATGATCAGCGATCATTTGGGCAGTAGCTGAATTAATGTTTAAACGGACGTCTGGGGGGAAGGTTCGCGGCTCTTCCTGTGCAGCTTTATCTTTTACTTGAAGAGTCTTTACTTTTTTAGTAGCTTCTTCATCTGGTACGAGTTCGCTTTTGTAAGCGGTGTAAAGACGACCGTCCTGATCTTCGACCATGAACCAATCGCCGTTATCCCATTCGCTAACAACTTTGACTCGTGCACCTGTTTTTTTGTGCTGATAAAGCATTGCTGGAAGGGTTGTCATAGGACCAGTAATTATCTGGTCCTAGTTTAACCTAATCAGCTAACTGTGCGTCCTGTCAGGTAGCCATCGATATCTTCGTAGCCAGGAGCAACGTCGGGTTGGACGTAACACACTTCAACCACCAGGTAGCCAGTACGGCCGGCAGCGGAATCAGCATTGGAGATATAGAAGCCACCGGAAGTAGTGGTGCTATTAGCAGTTTCCTTGGCAAACACCTTCAGAGTGGTGGAAGCAGTAGCAGCGTAGTTAACGTTGCCTGCAGTCACGCCCGCAGCGCCACTGGCGATAAGGAAAGGATTGGTACCATAACCGGCAGTACCACCAGCGAAGAAGATCTCGCCAGCTTGGGTGCCAGAGACGGTGGAGGCGATGTTGGCCTGGAGAACACCCTCGCCGATGCCAGAAGCAGCGGTGGGGCTACCAGCGTTACTGCGACCGAAGGAGATGACGTTACCGGTGGCGGCATACACGCCAGAAGCAACACGGCCATCGCCCCAGCCAGAAGCCACGGACACCGCAGTGCGGTAAACGTAAGCAGGTAGTGTAGCGCTACCAGAGATCACCATGCCAGTGATGTCGGTGCGGGTGTCGTCATTCCGATAAGGGGAAGGGACGATCACATCGGCAGCAGCAACAGCACCAACACCAGACGTAGCAGTCACGGGGACGTAACCACGTTGTTGGAAGTAACGGTAGCCGGGGCATGCCAGCACAGAAGTGGGGCCGCCCTTGGAGCCATCATTGGAACCGCTGTCGTCGGTATCAATGTTTTTGTACCAACCGTTCAGAGGTTCTGCCCAGTTACCCGGGTAGATTTTTTTAGCGGACAAATAGGTCATTATCTTTTCCTATGGATGTTTATGGATAATTATCAGACGGTACCATCATCAGACACGAAGCTGAATGCGGTGGTAACAAAGTCCTTGTTCAGGATCTCGAAACCGGCATACAGTTGCCAGATAAGAATGATAAATCGGCTGAAGTCGTCGTTGTTGTTGATCAGCACCTGAGCATTCGGGCCGCCGATACCAACACCAATCGACTGAGGACCGAAGAAGTAACCTTGGGCAGCTTCTTGGCTGGTGTACGAAGAACCACCATCAAACGAAGTGGACAGGCTCTTGGTCGGGAAGTTGGTCGACTCGAAGAACTTAACGCCTTCAAACTGAACGCCAGTAGGCATCACGGGTTCACCAGCAAGGAAATAACCTTGGCCAGCTTGGGGACCCATGTAGAAGCTGGAGTTGTTAGGCATCATGGGGTTACCCATGTACATGCCTTGACCAGGATTACCAGCGTAACGAGCAATCTCGCGGAAGTCAGTATCACGACGCAGGTGCATCATGAAGGTGGGATCGCAGATGCAGCGATACAGACCATCGGAGAAGGTGGGGACGTTACGCTTACGCAGGTCCTTCACCACGTTCAGCAGGTCAGTGCGCACCTGGAACTGCTGCACCTCGGCGGTGTACTCAGCGGCGGTGTAAGAAACACGACCGGAACCATCTTTGGCTTTACCACCAGCGAAGTAGTAACCGCCTTGGTTGGTATCAGCTTGACCGTTAGCTTCGGCTTTGGCGAGTTCGTCAAGGAACACCCGGTCGCGCCAGCGGCGATAGTCGTCCAGCAGCGTCAGGCTACCGATGGACTGGTGGAACATATTAAGGTTGCCACTGTCCAGCAGCAGGCGCTGCGCAGTGATCAGAGTCTCACGCGCAATCTTAAATGTGCTGGGCTGAGTAGGATCGCCCGGGTCTGCAGGACCAGTGTATTCCTTAAGCACCACCAGGACTTTCTCCTTGGTGATGTTACGGCTGTTAGCAGTACCGATCGTTTGGTCGGCAATACGCTCACGGCTGTCCTTGGTACCAGGGGTTCCCCAGAACTTGTAGCGATCTAGCTGTACAGTTTGACCGGGCTGACGTGTGAAGTCGTGGACAACCACGGGCTCCACCGCCATTTCGGAAATGTAAGCAGGGTGGGGACGGTAAAGTTCCGCACCTAAAATCTTTGGAAAATCGTTCTCCTGGTCTCTAGTTTCTTAGAGGGGTGGACTATCTCTTCATCCCTGAGGGATGCCGGACGCTAATGGCGTATTACAGGTGAAGCGTCACCAACCGCCTAGTCTCTGCACGTTCCAACTACGAACTTAGTTGGCTTCGCTCAGGATTACCCTCGGCTTTACGTTAGGGCTTCCCTGAATTCATCCAGTTTGCACCCATCGATTGCTCGGTGGGGTGACAACGTTGAGCGTTCAGATTAAACAATTAAATTGCTTACCAGGACCTGAACAAGCTATCAATAAACACCTTGGTTTATCCTCCAATGTCGATGTTTTATCGGGTGAAAGATAAAGACACTTACGTCTTATCTAACACAAATTTTAGCAGGTAGTAAACTTAGAAGCTATACGTACTGCATAGTTGTTGTTGCAGCACGTGCACCAACGGTGTTACTGGAGCCGTATTGCTCCGGATCAACATACTGTTGTTGTGGTTGAAGGCCGGGAATGCCCATTGCGTTTCCAAGATTAGAAACACCACCACCAAGTAAGCCACCAAGTCCGGCCGCAACCGGCATGGCGCCAAGGCCAATAGCTTGACCTGCGCGATTTGCTTTCAACAATGCTTCTTCAGCGGCCATGCGTTCCACAAGAGGAAGTGCTTTTTGATTAGCGGCTCTTGCGGTATCCATTGCACCAGCTTCTGCAGCCTTTATGCCACGAGACATGTAGGGAGCTGCTTCATTACCTAAGGCATTGATGTTCCTTCGGAGTGCAGTATTTTCTTGGCCAAGCCTTCCAATACCACCGCCAATAAGCGCACCAAGAGCGCCAGCGCCTACAGCCTCGGCAAGAATTCGGCCAGCGCCTTCATCTTCGTTATCTGTAACATTGCCAAGTACAGAGCCGCCTGCGGAGATCAATCCATAAGCAGCAGGTGCTAACGCAGCAGTACGAGCTGAATCTAAGGTGCCACCGGGCTGGAGAGAATCTCTTGCAGCCTGCATGGCGGCATCATATTTACCGGCCAAGCGCTGACGTAAGCCTGGGCCACTACCGCCAGGAGTAGAAGGTGCTGGACCAGTAGCACCCTCCATACCTGAAGAAGTGACCCGACCCCCACTACCAGAACCTGTTACGGAAACAGGACGACGTGAATTACGACGGGCCATGTTTTCACTCCATTACAAACAGTTTGTTAGCAACGGTTTGAGGCTGAGCTTGGTTCAGAAGGCGCCAGGCATTCTCGGGGCTGACATCCATTTGCTGCTTAAAAGTACCCCAGAAGTTTTCAGGCTGTTGGGGAGCGGAAGCAGCGGGAGGAGCAGGGAATTGACCCATGGCTTGCTCAATGGGAGTAGTGGGATAACCACGTGTCTCCAGCTGAGCTTCGTTCTCATACACAGGGCAAGGACCTTCAGGACCAAAGAACCGCAACGTGTAATCGCTGAGAACATCGGGGTTCGTCAGGATTTCGTTGTAAGCCAGATTCTCTTGGTGCTCACCAACTGCAAAGTTGGCGTAACCTTCGATCAAACCTTTGGCTTGGCTGCCCCAGGCAACAGCACTATCCAACATGGCTTCCAGTTGGAGGCCATAGTTATTTAGAATTGCCGGTGCTTCGAGGCCGTACGCGTCGATTACGTTTCGCGTCTCGTTGCTCCACCCCAGGTAATCCGCCACGTCCGCTAATGAGGGATTCGAGGAGGTTTGGGAAGAGTTGGGCGAGTAAACCTGGTTGGGTTGCGAGGTCTGCGGAACCGATTGTTGCGTAGCTGGGTTGCTGTACTGCTGACCGAAGTTCGCCGGGGCGTACTGAGTCGGTGTCTGCGATGGTTGACCCTGGAACGGGGATTGAACTGGTGAGCTCAGCAGCCCCACTACTTTGTTGAACGCCGACTCCCATGGGTTGCCCTGAGGAGCTTCCGGTTGGGATTGGGGGGCGTACTGAGTAGGGGCGGATTGGTAGCTGGGGCTCGCCTGAGGTACCGCTTGGGGGTAACTGGTACCCACTTGGTACTGAATCGGAGCCGCTTGGTAAGCTGCCGGCGCTGCCTGAGGTGTCGGATTGCTTGCCACCACGTAGCTGCTCGGAGCCACCGCCACTGGTGCTGGGCTCGTCTGTGGGATCGATTGGACGGTAGCGTCCTGCATA